GTATAGGCTTTGTATACTTGCGGTAAATACTGAATTGAATTTAATATTGGGGCTAATGTTGCAATGATAAGTTGTAGCATATATATAACTTATAAAATAAACGGAGTTGAAATGAAAATACCTGCAAAATAATGTCATTACTTCATACTCGTTGTCTAAATTGTTCCAACCACGATTCCACCGGTTCTTCTAATCCTTCTACTTCGTCTACACAAACAAGTGGTTTTATCCTTTTTCCGCCCAACTCTTCCAATCGTTTGTCTAATTTTTTACCCATTTGACAAAACTGTGAATAATTTGTATTGCCCAACCCTAAAACCATGAAATTTATATTTGAAAATAAATTTGGTTTGATTTTTCTACTTTTTATGTATCTCCAAAACGAAGCTGCATTTTCGGGTGCATCTCCATTTCCAAAGGTAGAACAAATAATATACATTGTTCCGTTCAACTCTTCTATTTGATCTAAAATTTCATTTAATGATCCGTATACAATAGGTTTATCTTGACATTTCAACACGTCGTATAATAATCTTGAAATCTCTTCGCAATTTCCAGACTGACTTCCATATAATATATAGATCATATATTATGTGAATTTTATAATAAATTTTATAAAAATAGTAAAGGAGTAAAAAATACGCCTTCTAAAAACACTAACAATCCACGAACCAACTTTTTAACCAAGATGACCACTGTGAGTTGCATAATAACCGTTTCTGTTGTATTGGACTGGGCGTCTTGTTGTTAAGAATATTGTTTGAGCAAGTGATGGAATTCTTTGTGGTGCTCTGTATAAAAAGGTTCGTCCAAAGTTTCCTTGAGGCCATGATGGACCAGAAACTACAATACCCGCCTTCTTATTACCACCAACCGAACCACCACTTTGAATGGTTCTATTTGTGATTACGTCTGTATATCGCCCTTTACCGAACTGTGTTATCATTCCTACCATCTTATGTTATATATAAGACAAATATTTTTTTTTCGTAAAATAAAAAGAATTTCCAACAAATTAATTTCCAAAAAAAGAATTTCCAAAAACCCAACAAATAATAAATGAAATGTATATAAAGATAATTTGTGTATTTAAATCACAAAGGAAACTTCAATACGCAAACAAAAGACAACTTTCCTAAAGAATTAAAATGCAAGAAGAACAAGAATATCATTCGCAAACAAATCAGTCTATAGATAAATTATTATTACATGATGATGATTTATTAAAAACGGAAGAAGGTTTAATATTTAATCCCTACAATTCCCTAAATTCAGAGATTACATTGAATGAAGTTCAATCTATTCTCACAAAATATGGATTGCCGCCAATTGTTTACAACGTTAAATTGTATAAACGTGCATTTGTTCATCGTTCTTACACGAAACGCTCACATTTTGAAAATATCGCTCAAAATATTACCATCGTAGACAAACCCGAAGATTGTATGCCCTTAAGTACCAAATCCAACGAAAGACTGGAATTTTTAGGGGATGGTATCCTAGAGTTGATTACGAAATATTATTTGTATCGCAGATTTCCTAAAGAGAATGAGGGATTTATGACGGAAAAGAAAATCGCCATCGTAAAAAACGAAGCCATCGGTAAAATCGCGCTGGAGATGCATCTTCACAAATGGTTGATTTTGTCTAAACACGCCGAAGAGAAAAAAATAAGAACCAATTTGAAAAAACTCGGGTGTCTTTTTGAGTCCTTTTTAGGTGCCCTTTTTCTAGATTTCAATAAAATCGAAGTACACGATGATGAGGCATGGTTCAAAAATGTGTTTGTGACGGGTCCGGGATTTCAAATGGCTCAAAAATTCGTAGAAAATATATTTGAGAAACATATTGATTGGATTGCCTTGATACAGAATGACGACAATTACAAAAACATTTTACAAGTGAAAATACAAAAAGAGTTCAAGGTGACACCACATTATGTCGAAATGGAACACGATATTGAAATGGGATTTCGAATGGGTGTCTATTTGTGTTTAGGACAACAAATACACCAGTGTCGGTTTGAAGATACTGTATATATCGACGAGTTACAAACATTCAAAGCGGTGAATGAGTTTGTCGAAACCAACGGAAAGATATTTTTGTTTTTAGGAGAGGGACAACATAAAATCAAACGCAAGGCAGAACAAATTGCATGTGATGAGGCGATTCAAAAAATAGAAAAATATTCCGGCGTAGAATAGGTTGTTTTTTGGAGGTGAATTTTTATTATCTTTTGGTACTATAGAAATAAAGAAATATAGAAATACAAAAATAAAAAAATAAATTTTAAAGATGGCGTATAAAAAGACAAAACAAGGACAGTTTAGAAAAATCTCCAGAAATACAAAAAAGACGAAAAAAACACAACGAGGTCGTGGAAATGTGAGCGGCAAAACCACTCCGGCTCCAGACGATTTCGATCTTGAGTCGAGAATTACTCAAAAAGAACAATCGCGACGGCTTGAACGACCAAGTATAATGACAAATTTTTCACTCGATGATTATGATATAGAATCGGCAACGCCTACTCCAAAAAATGAATCCAAAAATAGAAATACTTTTTCGCCGACTCCTTTTGGATCTCGGCCCACGACACCATTAACGGTGGGAACTTCTATTATTCAAACCACTCCAACAAGACCTGGTAAAAAATCAAAATCAAATGAAGAATTGGATTCATATCAGATCAAAATAGAAGAAGACGTGGAAGACGTTCCCAACAGTGTATTCAATAATGACGATGTTATTTTTGAGGATTTGAAGAAAAGGGAAAACAAGGAAAAAATGAAAGAAATTGTTTCACAAGCGGCAACTGAGGCGTCGAAAAGAAAAGAAGACAGGTTGACCCAAAATGCATTTAAATGGAATACAGAATTTGACAATTTAGAAAAACGACAAGAGCGTGAAGATGTAACACAAGATTGGAAACAAAGACAAAAAGTATGGGAAAAGAACAAACAAATGAAAGACTTGACGGAACAAGAAAAACGAGAACGATTGGCTGCCGAATCGGCGGATGCAACTGACAGAGAAATAGTTTGGGAAAATGCAGCTGAACGACGAAAATTTCTCAATAAAAGAAGGGGAAATCGTTGGTGGGCAAATACATTCGATCAGGACCGGAAAAACAAGGGAGGAAAAACCAAAAAGAGAAACAGGAAAGTTGGGAAAATGCAAAAAAGCAAAAAAGCAAAAAAGTGAAAAAGTGAAAAAGTGAAAAAGTGAATTTGGAAAATAATCAATTAGAAACTGTAATATATTATCGCCATATATTACAATTGAATATCTTTTGAAAGAATACAAAAAATACAAAAATACAAAAAATACAAAATGAGTAAAACAAATCCTTTAGAAAAATTAAAAGACAAATTAAAAATCAAACCCAAAGTCGAGCCACTCAAATTGTATGACATTACATTACCTGGCAAACCTACGAAACAAGAAGATGTCGAATTGAAAAAGGTGAAAATTGTGGACGAGAGAAAGAAAAATTCACAAATCGACATGGACAAATTAAGGGAACAACTCAAAGAAAACAGATTGACCAAAGTGGTGGAGAAAGATACTTTAAAACCTACAAAAAAAGACTCCACGAGAGACTCCACGAGAGACTCCACGAGAGAAAAGGTGCAATCTTTAGTGAAAGAACCCGCTGAAAAAAAGGCACCGACATCCAAAAAGATTAAAAAACTTACTTTGAAATTGAGGGATGATGAAGAAGAACCTGAAAAGGTTGTGGGAAAAGTTCTTGAAAAGGGAGAAGAAAGGGAAGAAAGGGAACCAGAAGAGGAAGAAGAAGTACCCAAGAAGAAAGAAGACAGAAAAACCAAAAGAACGAAAAAGGGTGTGGCCGAATTGGGTGTCGAAGATTGGCTCGACATAGATAACATTCCCGTTCTCTCGAGATTGCCGCCGAAAATACCTCATGTGAATATCAAGGTCTCGAATTACTACATGAACAATCGCGAGATATTCGTCAACTTTATAAATTCTCTTTTTGAGCCTTATCGTGATGAAGTTATGAGTGACGAAGCCGAAATCACCTGTGATTCCATCGGTAAATCAAACAAGGAATTCACTCTTTTGACACATCAAAAGATAGTTCGAGATTATTTGAATTTGTACACGCCTTATCGTGGATTACTTTTGTATTTTGGGTTGGGAGCCGGTAAATCGAATGCAAGTATTGCAATTGCAGAGGGAATGAAAACGGAAAAGCAAATTATTGTCATGACACCGGCCTCTTTGCGTAGAAATTATATCGAAGAAATCAAAAAATTCGGTGATGCAATTTACCGAAAAAATCAGTTCTGGGAATGGATTCCCATCAAAACACATCGCGACGATTTGGAAACTCTCTCGACGGTGCTTAATTTATCACAAGAGTATATTGAGAGAAAGGGTGGCGTTTGGTTGTTGAATGTGAAAAAGCCGAGCAACGCGGGTGAACTCACTTCTGATCAAAGTAAGAGTTTAGACGACCAATTGGACGAAATGATACAAACGAAATACAAATTTATCAATTATAATGGTCTTCGCCGCGACAAATTGAGGGACATGACAAACAATTTTGAGAGAAATATATTTGATAATTCGGTGGTCATTATTGACGAGGCACACAATTTGATGAGTCGTATTGTGAATAAAATAAGCAAAGAAAAAGATATTGCAGTGGACAAAGAAGGGAACAAAGAACGCGTTCCTTATTCTCTCGCGTTGATACTTTACGAGATGTTGATGGATGCACAAAATGCAAAGATTGTCTTGCTTACAGGAACGCCGATTATCAATTACCCGAATGAGGTTGGTATTTTGTTTAATATTTTGCGCGGATACATTAAAACATGGGAAATACCGTTGGAACAAAACAGTGCAGCCACTCTCACCAAAGAGAAGGTAGAGGAGATGTTCAAGAGAGAAAAGACGATGGATTATATTGACTATTCCACTTCTTCCAAAAAATTAATGATAACACGAAATCCTTTTGGGTTTGAGAACAAAAGAGGAAGAGATGATAAATATCTGGGGGTAAGCGTAGCGACCGGAAGCGTAGCTTACAAAGAGAAGAACAAAGAACCGGAAATCACACGCAATACAATCGTTGTTGAAAAGGATACGGACAAGGTTTTCGAGAGAAAGATTCTCTCCATGTTAAAAGAAAACAAAATAGAAGCGATTCCTTCAGGTATTATAATCCACAAATTCAAGGCTCTACCCGATAAATTGGACGATTTCGTCAATCGATTTATTGAAGCCGGAACCGGGAATTTAAAGAATGAGGAATTGTTCAAACGAAGAATTTTGGGATTGACTTCTTATTTCCGTAGTGCACAAGAAAGTCTTATGCCCAAGTACGAAAAGGCAATTGATTTTCATGTTCTAAAAATACCAATGAGCAATTATCAGTTTGGAATTTACGAGGAAGCGAGACAAAACGAGAGAAAACTAGAGAAGGGCTCTAAAATGAAAAAGACGGTTCAAAAAGACGAGAATGGTATTTACAAGGAACCCTCGTCTACCTATCGTATTTTCTCTCGATTGTATTGTAATTATGTGATGCCGAAACCGCCAGGAAGACCTTTGCCTCGAGAAGACAGGAAGGTGGATGATGAGGCGGAAATAGAAAAGGGGGTTGAAGGGGACGAAGACGAAAAGGCTGAAAAAGCCCAAAAAGGCGACAAAAAAAGGGAATCGATGATGGAAACTTTGTACACGCAAGTCTTGAAAGAGACGGAAAAGAAGGGACCAAAAGATTTGGAAGGCGAAGGCGACGGGGAACTGGAAGGCGACCAAATTTTGGACGGACTCGCCGATGCAGGATACGAGAAACGACTACAAAATGCAATTCAATATTTGAGAGAACACGAAGAACAGTGTTTGTCACCGAAAGCGTTGGAGACTTACAGTCCAAAGTTTTTGAATATTTTGGAAAATATACAGGACCCGGAGAATATTGGATTACATTTGATTTACAGTCAGTTTCGAACTTTGGAAGGTATCGGCATTTTCAAAATGGTGCTGGAAGCCAACGGATTCGCGCAGTTCAAAATTAAAAAGGATGCAAGTGGTATTTGGGAACTGGATATTCCGGAAGAAGATTTTGGAAAACCCATGTTTGCTCTTTATACCGGAACAGAATCTTCGGAAGAAAAAGAAGTAGTTCGTACGATTTACAACAGCCAGTGGGACCAAATTGCCACGAGTTCTCCCAAAATCGTCGAAAGACTCAAGAAAATGGCGAATAACAATAATGTCGGTGAGATCATCAAAGTGTTTATGATTACTGCATCTGGGGCAGAAGGTATTAACTTGAGAAACACCAGATTTGTTCATGTGATGGAACCCTACTGGCATCCAGCGCGTATGGAACAAGTGATAGGTAGGGCTCGGCGTATTTGTAGTCACAAAGATTTACCGGAGGCGCTACAAACGGTCGAAGTCTTTTTGTACTTGATGACCTTTTCGGAGGAACAAATCAAAACGGAGGCGTCAATTGAATTGAAAAACAAGGATTTGAGCAAGAGAATGTATAATGTGAATGCCGACAAAGAAGGGGCAAAGCCGGATATGAAAGCGATTCCATTCACGAGTGACGAGGCACTTTACGAGATTTCAACGATAAAGGAAGAAGTCACAGACCAACTGTTGAAGGCGATGAAGGAATCGTCGATTGATTGTGCAATTTATTCCAAACGCGGAGCCAAAGAACAACTGAATTGTATTCAATTTGGACAACCGAGTGCAAATTCTTTTAGTTATAAACCGTCGATTTCGGGAGAACAACCGGATACGGTGTCGACGATTAACAAACGGCAAATTGAATGGCGAGGTCAGGAGGTGAAAATCAAGGGAAAGAAATACATTTACCGTAAAATGAATGAACGAGTGGGAAATTTGTATGATTACGAGAGTTATTTGAGGGCACTGGAAAAGGCGGGGGTGGAACCGGTGTTAGTGGCTACTTTGGAAATAAATGAAAAGGGACAGCAAATTGTGAAAAAAATATAAGTTTTTTACCGGAAAAAATATAGTTTTCGGTAAAAAGCATTTACAAAGATAGTTGAATGATTTATATATTTATTGTAAAATAGTTATAAAATACTTACTGAAAATGTTCGAAGAATTAATAGCGAAATTACCCGATGAATTGAAACACCATGTTCTTAGTTATACTTGCAATCCCCAACCGAAAATACTCTTGTCGGATATTATTCATTTTCAGTTCTCCTATCATTTGATGCAGGTCTGGTATAAAAATTCTTACCAAACGATTTCAAACTACGACGGAACGCAAATCAACAATCAAATATTTGTGTATGATTTGTTTGAATATTTCAGCCATTCGATTCCTTTGGGCGTCCAGAATTATACTAAAAAAATGAGCCAAATATGGAAACGGTTTCCCAGAATAAAGAAGGAAATGCAATTTCAAGCGATGTTTGAAACCTTTGTCGATAAACCAGTCGAAAGTCAATTGAGGATTTTTTGGGGGATTTTGACTCCTGGTGAAAGAAACGATTTCATTTACAGTAATAGTTCGATGGATACAGAGAGACATTTATTTGTTTAGATAGATTTGTAGATTTGTAGATTTATAGATTTCAAAGTTGATTCCTTTTTTCTTCCATCAACATATTTAATTTGTCATTCAGTTCGTCGATTTTTTTCATCATCATCTCCATTTTCTCCAACATTTTCAGGTTGTGTTCATCGTTGTGGGTCTCTTCCGTAGACACCTGTTTTAGTTTCGAAAACAATTGTGTTTGCATTTCTTTTCTGTTTTCCACCATATCATCGTCCCACGAAACCTTTTTTGATTTTTCAGGATCTCCTATCTCAATCGTATTGACAACCGTTTGAATCTCATCTCCAATTTTAATGTATTTGATTTTGGGTTCATTTTTGGAATCCATCTTGGAATCCATTTTTGAATCCATCTTGGAATCGACAGGTTTCACCGATGTTCCCTCACCTTTCAACCATTTTTCCACCTGTTTTTTATCCACACTCGGCTGAAGTTGCTCCATGTCGAAATTTCGTTTGGCGAGTGTCATGGCAATCAGTTTCTCCATATTCTCGCCAATCGGCTCCTCCTTCGTAGTGTCGGTGAATTGAGGTGCTTCCGGAACATGGTGTGTCATGAACTGTTTGAATTCATTCTGTTTTTTGAAAAATTCTTGCTCAAACTCGTTCATTCTGTTTTTCTGGATTTCTTCGGCGGTGACAAATGCTCCGCTCGTGTTAGTAGAACTAGTAGTTGCCGAATTCGTATTGGAATTCACACGTGTGATAAATTGACTAATAAACTTTTTGTTGGTTTCCACCAAATCAACCGGTTTTGTTCTTTCCACTTGCTGTTCTTCTTGCAAAAAAGATTTCAAGTTTTCGATGAAATAGTTGCGAAACTGCTCCTTGTTTTTTACCTCCTTGTTTTCCAAAATGACTTCCCAAAGTAAATCTACATTCTCGTTGGTTACAAATTCAAAAAGAGGATTTTGAAAACTCATTTTTTGGTAGTTTTACTAACAACTCTGTTATTTCTATGAATAATGAATTTATTTTTATATTGAAATATATAAAAACAAATATTTATCTTTATCTTGTTTTTTTCAGTTCATTTTTATCCCCGCCACAAATTTACAATTCTTCATTAAAATAAACTTTGCGAAAATGTTCCATGTATTCGTCTTTCATCACATGTGTTTTGAAATATTCACTATTGTGCGTATCTTCTAACATGTGAACAATAAAGTACAAAGAATAAATTCCACATTCTGTATTTCCGTATTGGTGTTCGATTGGATAATTTTGGTCGAATTTGAATTGAATCGATGGTTTTGTTTGAGTTCCTTGTTGTTGAACCGTTTCAACGAAATTCATAATTTGTTTGGGTATTTTTTCACCTGCACTATCGAAATAAAAAATCATCTTCTTCTTGACATTCACAAAAAGGGATACCCAGTGAGAACCGCCCTTGTAGTGAGGATCCAAATTGAATATGACGCCTATTTTTGTTTTTCCGCGATTCATTTGTTTTTGTAGACTGAAATGACACAACTCTTCCCATACACATTCTCCGTGCAACATATGTGTATCGTAATCAATCGGTGAAGGTCCAATAAATTCAAAACAAGAATACGCTTTTTCGTATTGTTTCATCACTTTTAAAATATCTACACTGGACAACCATTCGTTTGGATTTTTTTTCCATTCGTCGGGAGATTTGGGAGCAAAGGAATCCTTGAACTCTTTGTTTAGTTTTCCGGCGACGAATTTCTGTTTTAACCAACAGGATTCTTGACTACACACATTTTTCATGTTTTCTTTCAACTGAATCCATATTTCTTTGGCGTTGGTTGTTTTTATTTTGGCGTCTGGATGTTTGGAGTTCCACAACTCTTTTATTTTTTTCAAAGTATCCGTTTCGAGACAACTAAAAGATAATTTTCTGGTTTTGTTTGTCATTGGGCTACAACTGAGTTTTCGTAGTTTTCTCGATTTGGTTGATTTCGTCATTTTTGAGTTCTTTGATTTCGTCGATTTTCTTTTTTGAGGTATTTTCTTCATTTTCATCTTTTTTTTGATGGTCGTCTCCATACATATTTATAATATTATTCTTTTTTAGATTTTTGTCATTTTTGTCATTTTTGTCATTTTTGTCATTTTTGTCATTTTTGTCATTTTTGTCATTTTTGTCATTCTTTTTTTCAATCCCTTTTTCTTTCAATGCGGGATCTTTCAAATTCACATCTTTTTGTTTTGGTAAAACCTGAGCCTTTGCTATAATTTGTGTTTGTTTCCTTTTGACGATTTTCTCTAAAGAATTGGGCTCGCTAACTTTAAAACTACGCATAACAATTTCATTTGCTTCTTCTAAAGTTGTAGAGGTCGGCATTTCCAACGACGACGGAAATTTTGAATCTATGTCTAGATTCAAATAATCTTCTTGTAAAATATCCGTTTTGTCCAACGCTTTGAAATATTCAATACAAGAACGTGCATAATTTTCAAAAGCAAATGTCGTATCTGGAATTATAACATCTATTTTCTCTCCATTCAGCATTTTTTTCGTAAAATCGTAAATTCGTTTCTTGTAAAATTTCTTTTCTTTTTGATACTTGTCCTTGTTCGCCGGTTTGTTTTGTTCAATATATTTGGCATATTGTTCTTTGTTCATCAAATATTCCAACGTGACATTTGATAAAAATTCATTTTCCATTTCTAACAGTAGTTAGGATAAAATATAAACACGGAATCCGTAATCCAAATTCAACCAACGGATTTACGATTTACAAAATTATCTATTGTCTGGTCGCGAAGACGTATAATCTGTTTTTTGTATAACATGAATACCTACCTTTGCACTCTCCGTTTGTGACTCTTTATTTGCATAACAACTGTCGTCTCCTGGATGTAAATCTTGGTAATCCTTTAATTGTTGTCTTGTAGCATTAAAAAACTTGTTTTTCACCCCAATATTTTCGGGATTGGGATTGAATTGTTCAAACTGATAACTGGTGTACAAATCGGTATAAGGTATTTCTCTTCGAAATTCCGGACTGGGTTGAAAACCATATTGATATAAATCGCTATTTGAATTGGGAACATAGACCGATTGAGTACATTTTTGTAATGCAAAGATTTGTCCTTTCAAATCCGATTCAACATTAATATTGGAGGCGTATCCAGACCAAGGGGCTGTGTTGTTACCCGGATTGAATACTTGGTTCGTGTTATAAATAGGCAATTGCTCCATAGGAACTGTAGGCAGTTTTCTTGGGTCGACGATGGGGAGTCGAGAATATTTTGTCATTACCGGTCTAGCGTTCAAATAGGGTTGTAAAGGTTGTGAAGGTATATTTCGTTTGTACATATTTTCGTTGATTTCTCTTGTTCTGTCGGAAGCAAGTGCACCATTTTCAAAACACGGTGAATTCATCTTTTATTCTATATTACTAAAGTGTAAGATTATTCTTTTTCTAAATAATTATATATAGATTTAGAAAAAGATGAATAAAAGTATTTTAGATTTTCAGAACAAAATGTTTACAGTAGTAATCGTTATTACTTGGGTGCTTTATATTAGTATAGCAACGGGTCTCTCCATAAATGCCCCTAAATATTTGGAGACCTTTGATTATTATGTAAAAATTTATGTGTCTCTCTTTTTGCTTTGGAGATTCAATCCGTTCACGAAAACCACATTCACAGAACTTGACCGTAAAATAGCATTCAGTGCGGGTATTTTGATATTTGCAACTACATCACTACATAGTTTATTAGTAAAGTATTTCTCGGAAATAAAAAATGTTGTTGTGGATGAAAAAAAATAGATTCATCTTTTCTTTGTTTTGTTGTTTGAATTTCGCCATCGTTTTGTTTTCTTATTCTTGGTTCTATTTTTGTCATTTTTATCATTTTTGTCAAGTTCGTCAATTTCATTCATTAGTGTCAGTCCGTTTGGTCCATGATAAAAAAAATCTTGTATGTAAATCATGATTTGTTTCGTAATAATTTTATCAATCTCGACCTCTTCTTTCGTTTTTTCGACGTATGCATACTCGTATTCTTTCATCTGTTGATTCATAAACTCAATAAATTCGTTTTTGTTTTCATCTCTCACTTTCTCTCCAAGAGGAGATTTTATATACCTTTCAATCATTTCATGAAAGGTCAAATCGTGAATATATGGTTTTACTTTGATGTAGTAAACATTCTCATAATTCATGTTTGGGTAATAGACATCATCCAAATAACAAATCTGTGTTTCTTTCGGCAATTTTGTACACTTGATGAAATCGTTGATCGTCTTGTCGTAGGTGGTTCGACAAATCTCGATTCGTTTTCCTTGCACTTTGAATGCCCCTATAATTTGGGCAAACAATTGAAAATCGATTTTAGATTCAAAATAGGATTTGATTTTATGAGCCCATTCTTTTGGTCCTGTGTTATTCGTGTATATCATTACCGCACTGCATTCTCCAGACTCTGTTTTTCGTTTTAAATATTTCAGTATCGGTAAAATATTAGGGCGAACAAATTCCGGATACAAATCGAGTAGTTTGTTGAATTCTTTTTGAGAATGTTGTTGAGAATATTGTTGGGAATATTGAGAATGTTCTCGATTCTGTGTTTTGTTGTACAATTGGAGAGAATCACAAAAAATGCTAAACTCGATAAAATAACCCAAAGTTTCGTCTAAATCAAAAACAACAACCTTTTTTGGTTCGTTTGACATTTTATTTCTACTATTTCTAGTATGTTTTGTATTTTTTGTATATATAACTTTGAGAGGATAAAAACCAACAAAAAAGTATTTATTTTATTATTTGAAAATGTGGTGATTTTATTTAGTAAAATCAGTATCGAAATACAGAAGTATAACGATGTTTTTCATCTAATTTTGTTCGATTCCCTAAAAATTCAAAATATTTTTTTGAAATTTTGTACTGTTCTGGTTTTTTAATTTTTAGTACTTCTAATCGAACTTTCATAATCATCGCTACTTGCCATATACGTTTGTGATCGTATTTTTTCTTCTTGTAGAATCTCTCGAGTTTATCAATTGTATTTTTTACATCTTGGGTTGTAGTATATTTGATATGAATGGTGTCTTTAGGATTTTTGTCGATGTAGACATCAAACGATTTTTTAGGATCATTTGGATTGTACAAAAATTGTTTTTTACTTTTTGAACTTTTTGAGCTTTTTGAACTTTTTGAACTTTTGAACTTTTTGAACTTTTTGATTTTGTTAAATTGTTTGACCTGTTTGACCTTTTTGAACTGTTTGAACTCTTTGAACATTCTTAACA